GCGTATACTCGTTACGGCACTATTCCAATGGAGCATTGGCTATATGACGATGGTCATTTTCCTGTAGTGGACGATCAGATTTACTATTTTATTTTTGGGTGCAATGGATTACCATAATGGTTACATTTTATTTTATAATATGGGGAATTGTTGATCTTGGTGATAACTTGGATGATACCCTTGATCCGAATCAGATGTTAGATGTTGATAATTGGTTATGGTAATGGAAGCAGTACTTAAAATATACGGTGATATTGGAACTCCTGACAAGATGATGGAGATGTTTGGTATTTCTGATGGTGCTACTGATGCTACTATGGTAATGAATTTTCTGGAACAAAACAAAGAAGCTGATTCAATTACAGTAAGGATAAATTCCAGAGGAGGTGATGTTCAGGAAGGTTGGTCTATCTATGATCTTCTGACTAACTCAGGAAAGAAAGTAAAGACTATTTGCGAAGGTAAGGTTTACTCTATTGCAACTATTGTTTTTCTTGCCGGATCGGAAAGAGAGATGATGAAAAATGCCGATGGGTTAATTCACAATCCATATATCCCCCCTGAAACCCTTATGGGTGCTTACGGTTCTGGTGATCTTCTGAGAATTGCCGAAGGACTCAAACAAGAGGAAGAAAAGATACTTGATTTTTATGCTCAGAAGACCGGAACTGATAAGGCAAAACTTGCGGAGTATATGAAAGATGATACTAAACTCTCTGCCGAAGATATGCTTTCTCTTGGATTTGCAACTAAGATTCTTGAACCAATTATAGCTTATGCTTACGTAAAACCAAAAATAAATATTATGGATGAAAAGGCTTTTTTTGAAAAACTAGGAAGTACGCTTGATGGCGCATTAGCCAAGATTGCCAACTTCTCAAGACTCGATCCGAAAGATCAAACGCTGGTCGATAAGGACGGGAAAGAATTTAAACTGGATAAGGAAACCGGAGGTCCCGCTGTTGGTGATAAGGCTTCTCCCGATGGAACATTTACCATGTCTTCAGGACAGGTAATTACAATATCAGCCGGTGTTGTAACAACTATAGCAGAACCGGAAGATGAAAAGACTGAACTGGACTTGGCTAAAGAAAAGATCGCTGATCTTGAGGCTAAGTTAGTAGCATCTGAGGCGGGGAAACCTGACCTGGTTGCTGCTGAGGCTTCATTCAAAGCTAAGGAAGTGGAAGCCGTTGCGCTTGTAACCGAGTTGACTGCACTCAAAAACTCCTATAAGCCTGAGAGCAGAACAAGATTTACATCTGCTGTTGATAAGGTTGGAGATGTTGACCTTAACAAAGTACGTGAACTGAGAAAGAAATCATCAATTAAAACTGAATAAAATGCCAATCACTACACCGCAATGCGGACACAAACTGAATCTCGATGCCCTTCACTTTACCGCTGACGAACTCAGGAGTCTAAGTGAATTAGTCGTAACCGCTGTTCTTGAAGCACCTCCGTTGAACTCGTTTCACACGCTTGTAACCGGAATCAAGAACGACAAAAGAATAGGTATCATACCCGGAACATTCGGACTGATCCTTAAAGCTGCCCAGTCATGCGATCCTGTAGCACAGTGCCATGAGGCTATCGCTATTGAGAAAACATGGGAACCAAAATATCTGGAGTTTATAAATGATATGTGTATTGACGAGGTGGAAAACTCTTTGATGAGATTCTACATCGACTGCACAAATCCTTATGATCTGACCAAAACCGAGATATTCAATTTCATCCTGAACATCTATTCAAGGGATTTACCGAAAGAAATCCTTCGTTATGCTTGGTTCGGACACATCCACGCCAATAACGTACCCGCAGGTGTTCTTACTCCTTTGGTTGATCGTAATTTCTTCAATGTATTCAACGGGTTCTGGGATCAGATGGCTACTATTTATGCTCTGAACCCACTTCAGGTGAACGCAATGCCGGGAAATAATCAGGCAACTTATGCACTTCAGGGTACAGTAGCAACTCCGCTGTTGACCTACAACGCTGTTAATGCTATTATTGATGCTGGTCCAACCGTACTAAGTCAACAGCCTGACAGGATTCTTCTTGTCACCCGTTCAGTAATGGACAGACTGCGCAGACAGCTTCAGGCTCTTGGTACTGCATTTCAGGACTATAAACTAATGACAGGCGGTCTTGAGTTTGCAACATGGGATGGAATACGTCTGGTATCAGTTCCTTTGTGGGACGAGGTTATCCGTACCTATGAAAACGACACAATCACAGGTCGTTGGAATGATCCTCACAGGGTTGTTTATACAACTGTTTCTAACCTGAATATCGGGATGGCTTGTACATCTTTGTTTGAGAATATAAATGTTTCCTACGATACAAGAAGTCGCTATAACAGGATTGAGGCAGTTGATGCTTTCGATGCTAAGATTATAGATGACCGTTTGTTAATGGTAGGACGCTAATCTGAAAGACTATGACAATAGGCTGTAATCAAATAGTAGATTGCATCCTTAAGAACTGTGAGAATTTGGTTCCCGGAATTAAGGATGTAGCTTACTTTATCAATCTTGATTGTATTGATAAAGACCTAAGCACGTTTGACCCCGATAATCCACTACTGCTAACGCAGTTAGTCTTGAAGACTGTATCTCCTCCTTGCTACGCTTATTGTGTTACGGGATACAACTTTTCAAATGAGCATAAAGCGACTCTGGTAAAGAAGACATTCCAGAAGGTATGGGATCATGGATTTGTTTTCAGAATCTTTGACAATACTCCTGAGGATAAGCTCTGGATCGAGAATGCAAAAGATAGTCGGTTTGTTGTTATTATCGAGAATAATTACAATAAGGCTGATGCAGTTCTTGGTGCAGGACGTACAGTCTTTGAGGTTTTGGGATATGACTTTGGTCTTGAGTTGAACGCTGCTGAAAGAGATGCTAACTCCGATGAACTTCTTGGAGGATGGCTACTTACCGCAGGCTGTTCAGATAAGCTGAAAGAGTCCTATATGCCTCTGACACTGTTTGTTGGTGGTACTATCACTGCAACTAAGGCTGCTGTTCATTCTCTGTTAGCTCCTTGCTGCGCTCCCGGTACGATGCATTAAAATAGGTGCGGGTTAAAATCCGCACATTTTTTATGTTAACAGATGAAATCCATGCTTTTGCGAGAGAGTATGTAAACTACAAAGGCTCAAGAAATAGTACAAGAAACGCCAAGATACGGAAGGCTTATAAAGAGTTAACCGGAAAGAGTATCAAAGTAACGTGTTCTACCTGTTATATTGAAGCCTTGTATGAAATCATTAATAATACAAAAATGGCAACAATTAATTACGAACTCAAAAGAGGATATGTAGCTCAGTTTGATGAGGCATTCAAGGGAGTAAAGGCATTTACAAATGATACCGTTACCGATGAGCTTGCAGGGGAATACCTAAAGAGGTATCCGTCAAGGGATATTTATTTTGCAAGGATACCATCTAATTCTGCCTATGTATCTCCTGCTGTAAAGATCATACCGCCCAGTATTGAGGTTATCCCGCCAACACCTGAGGATATAATTGCAAGCGTTATTGATCCTCCTGTAAAAAAGGTAGTTAAGAAAGGGAAGAAATAATGAGAGTATCCGCTACTAAAACGGCACAAAGAGTTGAGCGGAACATCTATATTACTTCAAAACGCATCAAAGGGTATGGCACTAATAACGACTACCCTCAGAAAGTATTGGAGATAGTAAATAGTTCTGGTACGGGCAAGACCTGTATGGATATTTACGTTAAGTTCGTTGAGGGTGGTGGGTTCACTGATCCCCTGCTTGCTGAACAGGTACTTAACTCCAATGGCGAGAAAGCCAATTCCTTGTTAAGAAAGTTTACAAAAGACCTGAAGCACTTCAATGGCTTTGCCTGTCTGGTCAAGTATGACGGACTCGGATTACCTTATGAATATCTTAATATCCCTTTCGAGCATTGTCGTTTAGAGATTGCCTCTAATGGTAAATATACCGGGAAGATTGCCGTTTACCCGGACTGGACTAATATAACAGGCAGACCATTCAGGATGCAGGATGTTCTTTTTATTGATACGTTTGCACCAGAGAAGGTCATGGATCAGATACTTGAGGCTGGTAGCCCTGAGAATTATCTCGGTCAGGTATTCTACTTTACAGTTGATGGTGAGTTTGAATATCCAATAAGTCCTTTCGATCCTGTCATAACTGATATGCTAACAGAGGAAAGTGTTTCTACGGTTAAGCACAGAAACGCTAAGTTTAATTTTCTTCCTTCCGGGATACTTGTAAGAAAAGGCATAAAGCCCCGTACTATGTCAGATGGATCGGTTGACACGCACGATCCATATAATCAGCAACAGACCGAAAGCGCAAGCGAGATCAAGAGGATGCAGGGAGATGAGAACACTTCTAAGATTTGGGTGGTTGATATTGATAGTGATGAGGAGAAGCCTGAGTTTATAGATTTCACTGCAAAGAACTATGATCGGCAGTTTGAAGTTACCGAGAAGACCGTTCAGGAGAACATAGGAAAAATGTTCATGATACCTCCGATCCTGAGAGGTGTTGACGTAGGTGCAGGGTTTGGCGCAAAACTCATGAAAAACGCTTACGATGTATTTAATTCCACAACAGGGAATGAGCGGAGAATGATTGAGGTAGCTTTTTCTGATCTACTTGAATTTTATATGGTACAGTTTACAGATTTTAGCATATTACCAGCGGTATATGAAAGCACAAATGAGGAAATAGATCCCGCACTATTACAAGACCTTACTCTTAATGAAAGGCGTTCATTGATAGGATTTGAAGAATCAACTATTACTCAATCTGACGATCCTGTATTGGCGCAGACATTAGGCGTTGGTGGAACTCAGGCATTGATTACCGTTGTTACAGATCCTTTATTAACACCGGAACAGAAGAAACAACTATTGATTAAACTATTTGCATTAACGGAAGAAGATGCAACAATAATAATTGGACAATGATCTCACTGGTAACTAAATCGGACTTAGATTCTTACAAATATATTTGTGATAGTGTAAAAAACTCGACTTCATGGGTTCAGTTTGTATCTGAGGCACAGATGCTGGATGTTAAGTTTTGGCTTACTGACGGACTATTGAATGAGTTAATTGTTCAGGCTTCCACATTACCTACTACTATTTCAGTAGCTAATCAGCTTTTACTTGACGGTGGTAGTTATGTTCATGATACTCATACTTATTTGTTCCAAGGACTTAAGGCAGCGATAATTTACTATGCGTTTGCAAGGTTTACCAATCGTACAGCGTTTAATTATACCGCAGCCGGGATAGTCGTAAAAGACTCTGATCTGTCAACTCCGATAACGGATAAGATCATGCAGAGGTTAGAGGCTGAGGCGAGATTAACTGCGGAGTCTATTAAGTGTGAGGTGATTACTTTTCTTGACAGGAACCATGCTAATTACCCGCTGTGGGAAGATCACGCCTGTGGGTGCGGGGGTTCATGTAGTGACAATAGAGGAATTTTTCGTGCAATTGGTGATTGAGATAAACTTAATATTTAAATATATGCAAACACATTCACTAGGGAACATACTTTACGAAAAGCCGATTGATCTGTCAAGCGGTGATTTTACCGATGATCACGGTTTCTTTCTGAGGTCTAATGTTGATGCAGTTGTAAAATACTGTCCTATGAACAATAAAACAGACGCAGAAGCTATCACGAAAACTATTGACGGATCACCATATTTTGTTGATCCTGTGCTGATGAGGAAAGTCTTCAGACTTACTACTACGCCAGACGCAGATTTTTACGCAGGATATGGGGTGTAACGATGCCACTGTATTATAACATAGAACCCGCTAATGCACCTATTGTATTTAAGGCAGGGGATACTATTGATATCTCATTTGCTGTTTATCTGAATGGTGTTCTTTTTCATATGACAGGAATGCAGATTGATGTTAAGTTCCGTAGGAAAGACGGTCTATTGGTAAAGAGTCTATCGAGTGCTGGTATTGGAGCTGCTATAACAATAGCGTTATCTACTTATAATATGTACAGTGCTGGGTTCTTAGTTCCTGATGTTCTGGATTATGATGTTCAGATAACTGACGGGGCTGATGTGTTTACCGTTCAGGAAGGAGAATGTTTCGTTAAAAAACAGATAACATGAGTATAAGAATAGGCATAGGGATAAAGCCAAGTTCAGTTTATATTATCGTTGCACCAAATGCACCAACGGGATTGACTCTTACTTTAATATCAGGAGGAGTTAAAGTTGATTGGACTGATAACTCCGGAGGTGCTGCTCAGACAGAGATATGGGGTCGGAGTGATAGCGGTACTTCTGCTCTCTTATACACAATAGCTGCCGGTATAGTTACTAAAAATGATATATGTACTCCCGTTGATTTGCGATACTACAAAGTGCGGTCATTACAAGGTGTTTTATATTCTGCATTCACAGCAGAGGTTTCTATTGCAATGGTAGGTATAGAGTTAATTAATCAAACAGCTTGGTATACTGCAGCATACTGGAATACTTATTTTCAGGCTTCATGGTCTGCGGTAGGTATCACTCTTGTTTCTAATGGGACAGGATTTATTGGTAAGGGATTATCGTTTTGGACTATTGGTAAAACATATAGAATATCAGTAACGGTTATAGTAACAAGCGGAAACTTACCTTTTGGATTTTTCGCACTTTCTACCAATGTGGGTGCCAATATAGCTACAACAGGGACGCATGTAAATTATTTTCTTACAGATGGAGGAAGTGTAGGTACTTACGGAACTTCTTTTGTTGGTTCAATAACTGCTTTATCTATTAAGGAAGTATTATTCCCATAATATGAAAAAATTTAGTATTTCTCAAATAAACTTAAAGAGGTTTTCCATTACTCAAATTGATTGGAAATTAATTGAATTAGAGAGGAATATAGATGAAGTGGTAGTAAACAGTAGAGAGGCAGTTACTACTACTGGAATCCAGTTAGATACAACTTCTACCGGATTAAATACATTCTTCCCTTTGAGAGCCGAAAGGATAAGACAACATGGGTTAATTACAAGAGTTGATTTGCCAAGAGTTAATTCTATTACTAATTTAGAAGAAGCAAAAATATACTTTTGGAGCGGAGATGGAGGAATAATTAATCCTTACTTAAAAAGAGGAATGATTGATTTAATGCCATTACAAACAGGAGATCATTCTTTAACTTTGGTAACTCCATTAGCTGTGAAGGAAGGTGATTTTTATAGTTTATTTACTAAAAAGACGGGAATAGGGAGTGTTGGTGTATTTTATTGTGCATTTAACGGGGGTATAACACAATTAATTTATCATTATGCAGGAACGCCACCTGATAGTTATACATGGAATGATTTTGCTGCACATACTCCCTTTCCAAGTATTTTTCATTTTGCAATGCAAGCTCCGTTGATCGTTGCAATAGGTGATAGTATTACACAATCTACTGCTGTAAATTATTCTTTGATTTGGGCAGGAGATACACTTGCTTTTGATTTTGACAAGTCATGGGAGGGAAAACTTTACAATTTAGATAATAGATGTGTTTATCAAAATATGGGTCATGGAGGGGACACAACTACTCAAATGCTTGCAAGATTTGATACAGATGTAATTTTATTGAAGCCAAGAATATGTTTAATACAAGGAGGTGTGAATGATATATTTGGGGGAGTCATAACAAAAATGACATATCTATCGAATATTAAAGACATGCTGGATAAATGTGTTACTAATGGGATATATGCCGTTATTTCTGAAATTATGCCCTGGACAAATGGTTCTAATGCACAGATGCAAATAAGAGATTTATGGACTGCTGATTTAAGAACATTAGTTGCAGCTTATACTAAGAAGAAAGCATTTTTAATTAATTGGGATACTATTCTTGGTAAAAATAGAGTGGGAGGTGATATTGGAAATCTATGGGATATAAAAACCGTATATGATGGAGATGGGGTTCATTTTAACGAAGCTGGATATTCTGCTATTGCTGATGAAATATACAAAGTAATTCAAACAGGGAAACAGTAACTCGTTGCTATGGTGTCAATATAACTAAATACAATGAAAAAGACATTTTTGATTTTGGTCGCAATTATACTACTAAGTAGTTGTTCCTGCCTATTATGAAATATAAAAATAAAATATTATCTTTGATACTGATTTTAATTGCTGTGCTGGCAGTAATGATTTATAAAACCTATTAGGGAGTAGGAGCCAGCACTCCGAAACCTGATAGGTATTATTTTATGAAAGAGATTAAACTAACTCAGGGGAAAATCGCTTTAGTTGATGATGAAGATTATGAATATTTAAATCAATTCAAATGGCGAACAGTAAAAGGGGCAAATACATATTATGCTCAAAGGATGGGAAGAATAAATGGGAAACGAATTTCAATTCAAATGCATAATATTATACTTAAACCAGTTGATGGATTGGAATGTGATCATATAAATCATTTAGGTTTTGATAATAGAAAAGAAAATCTTAGGAATTGTACTCGATCACAGAATTGTATGAATGCAATATCTCATGGGGAGATTGAATATAAAGGAGTAAATAGAGCACATTCAAAAAAAGAAGAATATCAGGCTCGAATTATGTATCATGGAAGGAGTTATTTTTTAGGTCATTACAAAACAAAAGAGGATGCTGCAAAAGCCTATGATTTCGCTGCTAAAAAATATTTTGGTGAATTTGCTAATCTTAATTTTAATTGAAATGAAAAATTTATTAATAACTTTCTGTCTTATGTTTTTTTCTGGATGTGGATGTATTTTATCACAAGTTAAATCTCAATCTATCTACGCAGGGGCAACCTGTACCGCAGTCCTTCCGGACTACCGATTAAAGATCGTGGCAACGGATAACTGTGAGATAGCATCATTGACTCAGGTTCCTGCTCCGGGGTTTGCGCTTACTCCAACGCTTAAAACTACAACGGTGACAGTTAAGGCTACTGATGGTACTGGTAACTTCCGGCAGGTAGTTTTTACTGTTACTCTTTTAGATACCATTAAACCAGTTCTGACTATTGATCCTTCATTACTTGCCTACCAGATGAAACAGGTAAATGATATTTATGACTTTGGAGATAGGTTAATTGCACAGGAGAGTGAGAATTTAATGGCTCAGTCATGGATTGATAGTATCCCCGGACTCAGGGATAAGCTCGGAGATAGTACTTATTATAAAAAACAGATGCTTACTTGGACTACGGCAGGGAAGGCAGTTACAGGAACAGGATCAAGGGTTTTTACTTGGATTTCTAATAGCGATACATTACTAATAAGACGATAAAATGGCAATAGACCCCGAAGAACTGAAGCAAGTACTTGACAGCATTAAATGCACCGACAAGGCAGAGAAAAAAATAACCGTATTTCAATATATTAATACTGTGATACTAACTGTCATCGGGATATTTGCTATGATGATATACATTAGTAATAAGGATATAAAGAGGAATCAGAATGAAACTGGTTTAGAACTTATCCGCATGAAAACAATTCAGGACATCAATACAAACAATATCGGGATGATAGATAAGCGGTTAAACACCCTTGAGACTAACTATCTGGACTACATCAAGACATGGGTTGACGATAACTTTATAAGGAAAACAATTAAATGAGTAAGTTGATTTATTTTGAACTCAAGGAACTTGTCTGTAAAGATGTTTTTAATTTTTACAAAGATACGGCTTGGCAATTCTTTGATTCAAGGTTACTCATTACCATAGATAGGATGAGGGAGAAGTTGGGAAAGCCAATGTTTGTTAATAACTGGGATGAAGGTGGACAGTTTGATGAGAGAGGATTCAGATGTTTAAGATGTTCAATAGTACAGAAAGCTGTTGAAGATAATAAGATGTATGTCAGTCCGCACATGACAGGACAGGCGATTGATTTCGATGTTGAAGGACTATTGGCAGAGGAAGTAAGACAATGGATAGTAAAGAATCAGAATCTATGGCCTTATCATCTGAGACTTGAGGCAGGAGTTAATTGGGTTCACTGTGATACGAGAGAAGTTAATGAAAATAAAGTAATAATATTTAATCCTTAAAATTATGGCACTTTACTTAGCAGTTTTCGCAGGATGTCTAATATTCGTTCTATTACAGTTGAACTCGGTTTATACACTTCCTGAGTTCCGGTGGCTTCTGTTCTTCAAAACGAACTGGATACCTACTCTACTCAATCTCATCATTGGTGAGGTGATGGTATTCGCAAAGGCTGATCTGGTAAACATCTATCCTATTACGTTTATGTCGGCTATGATGCTCGGTATTGGTGGACAAGCACTTATCAAGAAGTTATCGAATATCTTTGATAAGAAGGTTGAGACAATAGTAAGTTTATGAAAGCAAAGATATTGATCTGGCTGAAATATAACTGGCTGACTTATCGAAAGTGGATATGGCGTATTTTAACTGTTTTATGCGTTCTGGTGATAGCTTATTGTCTTGGTCGTTGTTCTACCCGACAGGAGAGGATCAATCAAAACAATAACATCCTTGCGTTAAATTCAGAGATTGAAAGTAATCTGATAACTATCGGGGGACTGGAAAGTTCAGTACAGGAAAAAAGAGCTATCATACTTTCACAGGATCAGGCAATAAGATCGGGAGTGGTAGAAAGGGAGTTGTTGAATAAACTACATATTAAAGATTTGGTGACTAACACAGAGTTAAACGGGACAATCCGAGTCCTTCGGGATTCGCTAAAGATGCCTCCTGAGACTGTTTTTATAACTGTCAAGGACACATCAGGTTTAGCGAGTGATTATATTCGGGTTCCGTTTAACCTTCTTACAATGGACGAAAAGTACCTTAAACTCAATGCAGGGATGAAGGTTGACAGATCGGCATGGTTCGGGTTAGAGGTTCCTTTTACTGGGTTTGTGACTGTGGGCTATAAGAAAGACGGATTGTTCCGGACTAAACCTGTGGGAGTGTTTACAACTGATAACCCTTATATTAAGATCAGCGATATGAATACAGTTATCGTGCAGGAGAATAAAAGTATCTTCAGTAAGTGGTGGTTTAATGCGCTTATTGGGTTTGGTGTTGGTGCAGGTACAGGGATTATGATAATGAGGTAGGTTTTTCTTTTCATGGTTTCAGCGGGATCGGTGTTTTTGGGTTGCACTGGTTCCGCTTTTTATTGATATATATCACTATTATTGTTGATATTTTCCAGAATATTGAAAATAGTTGCATAAAATGTATTATTTATAATATAATTAATAATATATTTGCTTCGATATAAATCAAAAGTATTATGAGAAAAAATAAAAAAGAAAAAACAGGCAGGGTAATTCTCATCTCAAAAGAAGATAATTTATTACTCAAAAGTTACTTTATTGACTGCGAAAAAATCGGAGTGACTCTCACTAATTCTGAAATCTGTGATAAGATATTCAGTGTCGGACTTCATAATGAGATTAAATCAATGAATGAAAGACTCTCATAATGGAAAAGCTAATTTATAAGGGCATTATATTTAATAATCCTGACTATGACGAAAGAAATCTTAATCGGGGTAAAACAATGACTGCTATAAAAAAAGGCATTATTAAAAGAGAGTCATGCGAAATATGCCACGATCCGTTATATGGATCGGATGCACATCATGAAAAGTATTCGGATTATCTAAATGTGCGATGGCTTTGTAGGCCACATCATAAAACAATTCACTCTATTTTTAGAATGATAAAAGATAAAGAAACTGAGATATTGTATTATGAAGAACGGATTAAAAAGAGTGAACCCGAACTGTCTGAGTTATTTCAGTGTTGGATTAATGACATGAAAGAATGGCTATCAGAATACGAAGTTAAAAACCAATAACCAAATGAAAACCATCTACCACTTACAACCCGAACCTTTTGACCCGTTTCTTATTGGAAATTTTATCAACCCTGTACATCTTGAATTATTAATGATGTACTGTAAAAACTAACCTATGAAAAACCTTGCAATTCTTACTGTGTTTTTTCTGATCGCTGTATTTCTGGTAGTGTTATCAACTAAAGTCACTACGATATCGATGACTGTCACTTGTCTGATCGGTGCTTTGATGGTAGCGTTCATTGCAGTAGTAATCTTCTGTGATAAGAACCTGAGATGATTGACAAAGACCTTATATTGCAGATAGTCTGTACTATTCTAAAGATCAATAAAGACTTAGTATTGCAGAACAACGCAACGGAGGGAGCAAGGAAAGCTGAACTCGTACAGGCTCGGTTTTGGAGTATGTACTTCTTTAAGAAATATACTAATGACACGTTCCAGCAGATTGGGGAATACTTCAACAGAGATCATGCTTCGGCTATGTATGGTATCAGTAAGACCGAGGAGCAGATTGAAGTATATCCGGCAATGAAGATCATCGGCAGTACCATTGAACTGGCAATCATAGAGGCAAAGATAGCAATGGCGGAGGGTCTATTAAAGGCAAGGTTACAGATACTACTTGATGGCTTTATCACAGAGGCTAAAAAGATAACATCGGATTTACTAAATGAAAAATAGAGATAGGATTTAATTCGGAAGTTAAATTATAAACCCAAAGAGATGAAAATTGAAATTAGAAAAGAAACGACATGGGAGAAAACATGGTTCTGGACTTATATAGATAATAAGTTAGATCACGTATTTTACACAATTGAAGAAGCAGAGAAACGAATGGATGAGATCATTGCGAACTACAAAAAGCCTCCAGTCATTGAAATAATAAAGGTAGCAGAACTTGAAGACCCAAAATTATGAAACCCTACGAAAAGATATATGATGTTAAAGGCATCAAAGAAGCGATTTCCGAGGCTTTGTCTCAGATCGAACCTGAGGAGCGGGAGAGACTAATGCGTTTAAATGAGGCACCAGACAAAGAGGAATTAGACCTATCTGAGATCAGTGGTATGGAGTTCGATGATATTGACCATGATGACTACCCTGATTTCTGTGATGCGTTTTGTTCATTTGCATTTTATAAAGGTGAGTCTATGACTGAGGCGCAACTGGATGATCTCAATGAGAATCATGGAGAATTTGTTTACGATAAATTAATGTCATTCTTATATTGATGGAAAAATCAACAGAAATTAAAAACCTTGCAACGGCATTAAATGCCTTTCAGGGCGAAGTATCAAAGATCGCTAAAACAGCGACAAACCCGTTTTTTAAATCAAAGTACGCCAGCCTGTCTGATATACTTGATGTAATCCGTGAACCCTTATTTAACAACGGACTTTCATTTGTTCAATTTCCGAAAGGTAAATATGGACTTGAGACAATGCTCATGCACGTATCGGGTGAATGGGTGTCGGAAAGTTATGAGATGGAACCGACAAAGAAAGATCCCCAGGGAGCTGGTTCGGTTATCACTTATCAGAGGCGTTATGCTTTAGGTGCTATTCTGGGACTTAACATTGATGTCGATGATGACGGTAATAAGGCAAGTGAAAAAGATGAGATTACTGTTGCTCAGATTGGCTATGCCGAGGAACTAATAAGAAAGTCAACTCTTGAAGACACGTTAAAGGAGAGAGCATCAAAGGCTCTTGATAATCCTGATTTGAGTCTGGCGGAATATACAGCCATAATTAATAAACTGAAAGAATCACAACCCCAAAAACATTAATCATGAATAAAGTAATCTTATTAGGTCGGGTAGGTCAAACCCCAGAAGTTAAGGTAGTCGGACAGTCACAGGTATGTAAATTCAGTTTGGCTACCTCAGAAAGCTACAAAAAGAATGATGAGAAGATAACAGAAACAACGTGGCATAATCTCGTATTCTGGGGCAAGCAATGTGAAATCCTAAAGCAGTGGGTACATAAAGGCGATCAACTAATGGTCGAGGGCAAAATTTCAATCCGTAAATATACCGACAAAGACGGAGTAGATCACTGGTCTAATGAGGTTGTTTGTGATCGCTTTGAATTTATAGCTTCAATCAAAAAAGAAGATAAACCAGACAACAAAGAAGGGCAGGCGGTAAAAGGTAAGATACATACTGGCGCAATGTCTGATATAAACGAACTTCCCGGGAATGTCGCCGATGAGAATGTGCCTGATGATTTAAGTGATCTTCTGTTCTGATGAAGCTACTTTGCAGAAATACAATCACAGGATTAGTTCCTCTCTATCCTTCAGATTTTGATAATAAACGCAAGCTGAAGCTCGGAGAGGACTATGAATGTGATATTAAGAATCCACGTAATGTTGGGTTCCATCGTAAGTTCTTTGCATTGCTTAACATCGGTCATGAGAATACCAGACTTGAAATGCCGTTTGATACTTATCGGAAATACATGACTGTTAAAGCGGGATTCTTTACAGCTTATCAGACTCCGAAAGGCGTGTATTACGACCCGGATTCGATTAGTTTTGCAAGTATGAATCAGGATGAGTTTGAAGATGTTTATAGTCGTGTTCTGGATAAGATCATTGAAGACATTGGAAGCACGAAAGAGACAATCGAAAAACAAATTATAGAATTTATGTAATGAAATCTCATATAAAGACATATCTTAACTACTTTGATCTTGGTGAACAGGACGTTTGCCGTTGTGAAGGTTGTATGAGAGAGAGTCGTATAGATGCTGGAAATACCGATATTCATCACATCTGGGGACGACTCGGTAAAGATGCGAACAAGATTAATAACCTGATGTTACTCTGCCGTAGATGCCACGAAAAAGCTCATAGCACGTTAAGTAAAGGCGAACTGCAACTTATTCATAATAATGTGATGCAAGGGAACAGAAAAATATATTTGAAATGATACTATTCAAAAGTCCCTTACGTAAGCGCATTGAACGAGAGATAATCAGAATGATTAATCAGAGAGTTGATATTGTGCTGTTAAAAAAAGACTCCGTTTATAATAACCCGAAAGAGTACAGCAGGCTCATTGTCAAGGACTGCGAGCTGAGAGATAGAATAAATTTGTTAGAGAAATTGTTAAATCGAAAATAATAAATAAACCCAATGAAAATAGAACAGACAAAATTATTTGAACCTAAAATTGAATTTATTTATGTCGAAAGCGTTTTGGGTTCTGGTTATGAAAATGACGTTGCAAGACTTGCCATTGAAGATAAGGTGGCATATAGAGCAGCCAGAAAAAATATGCAAATTCATTCTGCTATTATTCTAAAAATGGATGATATTTTTAGTGGTTTTTTTACATATCAGATAAACCATAATGTTAAAGAATTTTGTTTATTACAATCTGCAATGTACCCCGGAAAAGAAGATAAAGATATTTATAGCATGATGGTTGCTGAGATAATTAAACAAAATATATATAATTATCCAATGGTTATGACAGTTTCAAATAAACATTATCTTGAAAATCCCAAAATATTTGAAGCACTGGGATTTCAAGTATATTTAGTAACTGGTGATTATAGTTATATTGTTTATGGAAAATTATCAGATGTACGTTTAAAGTTGTTGGCACATATAGCACCGACTAATTTATGGAATACAACTAAAGGTGAATGGTTAAAAATTAAAAAGGAATGGAATGAAAAAATAGAAGTATCCGGTGAAAAATATAATGTTGCAAATCCTAAATATGCAACAAGGGAAGGCTGTTGGCAGGGGGAAAGCGGTATGTCAAATATTGTTTTATCAAAAAACATAATTGACGGGGATGAAATTAAGCATATTAGCGATAAATCATTAAATGGAAATGCATCGGTACTTGATCCTACTATGTGTGAGATTGTGTTAAGGTTCTTTATGCCGAAAGATGGCAGACGAATTTATAATCCTTTTGGCGGAGGTGTTCAGTTTGGTTATGTCGCAGGATCATACGGCTATGAATATATCGCAAGTGAAATCAGGCAGAACCAATGTGATGCAAATAATCTAATTTGTACTGATCTTAATTCTGCAAAGTGGATTAAAAGCGATAGTTCAACATATGAACCCGGATTAAAGTTTGATCTTGCTTTTTCATGCCCTCCATATTATAAGGTTGAAAAGTATATTGATTATAATGGAGAGATTCCAGAAGGAGAGTTAAATTCAATCCCAACCTATGAAGCGTTTAGAAATACATTATTTGAAGGTTATAAAAAAGCAATTGAAGCACTAAATGATAATTGTTTTTTTGTTGTAATGACAGGTGATTCCCGGGATAAACATGGGGCTTATTATGGTTGTGAGGCTGAACATGAATTATTTTTTAAAAGTCAGGGATTACATATTTATAATAAAATTATCTACATGGAGAGTGAATTTACAAGAAGAGCGCAAGCTAAAAAAACATTACATCAGAGGAAATTTCCAAAATCAGAACAGAAAATATATACCTTTTACAAGGGTGATTTAAAGAAAATAAAAGATTATTATTCTAATATTGGTCGGTTATAATGGAATTTAAATCTCCTTATAAGCAACTTGACAGGAAAGTAAATACATGGTGTCGGTACACTCAGAGATTAGATACTTATGGACTTGGATGCCAACACGATTGTAGTTACTGTTACGCTAAAAGCCTGTTGAGTTTCCGAGGGTTCTGGAACGCAAAGGAACCAGCAACCGCAACCATTAAAGAAATAAGGAACAGAATCAATGAATTAAAGTTGACTGATGTAGTAAGAATTGGAGGTATGACAGATTGTTTTCAACCTATTGAACGAGAAAAACGAATGACTTATAATACAATCAAATTGCTGATAATCATAAAATAAACTATCTAATAGTCACTAAAAGTGACATGGTTACAAATGATGAGTATATTGAAATATATGATAAATCACTGGCACATTTTCAAATTACAGTTACTTCGACTTCTGCAAATACATATGAGAAAGCACCACACCCGACAAAGAGAATTAAGGCAATAGAAAAGTTACAAAAGTTAGGGTTTGATGTGTCGTTAAGATTAAGTCCATTCATACCTCAAAACATTGATCTTAAAATTATTAATAATATCAAATGTAATAAGGTATTGATTGAATTTTTAAAGGTTAATCACAATGTAAAGAAATGGTTTGATATTGACTATTCAGAATACTCTTTAAACTTTGGAGGTTTTGAGCATTTACAATTAGATAAAAAAATTGATTTAGTAAATATGATAACCGGATTTAATCAGGTGTCGGTAGGTGAATATGTAAAAGATCATTATGAATATTTTCGGGACAATGTGAACTATAATAAAAAAGATTGTTGTAACTTGAGTTTAAAATATTATCCTGATCCACAATTAAAATTACTATTATGAGAATAGATGAAGCATTAAAGTTAATTGAAATCGAATACCTGAGAGCAAGTGAATTGTATCCTGACTTACATTCAAACCATGAAGCATACGCAGTTATTAAAGAGGAAATTGATGAGCTTTGGGATGAGATTAAAAAGAGTAAAGATATAAAAGGCAATCAAAAGATAAGGAAAGAATTAATACAAGTAGGTGCTATGGTATTAAGATACTTGAATAATTTATGTTAAAATATTTTTTTATTCAAAACAATAGTGTAAATTTACAGTGACTAAAATAAATGTGCAATGAAAAATAGGTTAAATTTCTTAACAACATACCCCTACGGGCGGATTACATCAGGTGGAGTTGCACACTCCTTAGTCCCTGATGTTTTTTCGTTTGTAGGGGTTTTCTATTTATTATGAATAAAAAAGAATTTAAAAAAGTGTTCCCGGATTGGAAAACACCAAATACGTATGATACCGACTATGCCGATCCTCCTCAATTATCGGGAGTTTATTTGTTAGTAAATACTGAAGATTATTCCATTCTTTACATAGGTTCTGCAAAATCTTTATATCAAAGATATGAAAGGCATGAAGTAAGAAGAGTATTGACTGAGGTATATGGGTATATTCAGTTCTATTGGAAACAGTTTGAAGATTATAGAGATATAGAAAAGAGTTTAATTAAGCAATGGCAACCTAAATTTAATAAGCAATGGCGTTAAGAGATCAGCCTTACCTGCCATTATATGTGCAGGACTTTTTAACAGATGAAAAACTAATGGAATGTTCCGCTTCAGCAACTGGAATTTACATAAGATTAATCTGCATAATGCACAAATCAGATGAATATGGAGTTATTTTGCTTAAGCAAAAAGACAAGCAAACAAATAATCAAATAAAAAACTTTGCTTTGAAACTTGCTAAATATTTACCTTACAGCACAGATGAAATAATTTCTGGTCTTACTGAATTAATTAATGAAGGTGTTTTACAAAATGGAGGTGATAGATTATCACAAAAGCGTATGATTAAGGATAATGAGATAAGTATTGTACGTGCGTATGCTGGTAAAAAAGGAGGATTAAAAACACAATTAGCTAAAACTAAAGAGCAAGCAAAAGGCGAAGCAAACACTGAAATTGATACTGTAAATATAAATGAAGATATAGATATAAATAGTAAGAAAAATGGTATGCCAAAATTAGAAGAGGTAAAAGCATATTGTAAAGAAAGAAATAATGATGTTGACCCGATTCGCTGGTATAACTTTTACGAATCTAAAGGATGGATGATAGGTAAAAACAAGATGAAGGATTGGCGAGCGGCTGTTAGAACATGGGAAAAAGGACAGAAAGAAGAAACATTTACAGAACGCAAGATGAGAGAAATTAAAGAATTGGAGGATAAGCTAAATGGCTAAATATGATGATTACGCAATGACGGTTTGCAATGACATACCGCCATCGGACTTAGAAATACTTATTATGACATTCATAAAAGGAGCTGAGGTGGATATGGGAAGTGAATTAGATATACTTGCGCTTCCGAGAATAGTCGAGTTTGTACGTGGTGACTATAAGCATCTCCCATTATACGCTATTGCGAGTGCTATTAAAAAGGGTTCACTCGGTCACTATGGTAATGGTCGATTAACACCAAGAACAATAAATGGATGGCTTTCGGAGATGTCTAACACTATGTTTCAGAAAAGTAAGGGTATCGCTGATAGCTTAGATATGGGTAAAAAATGGGACGGTCTTGAGAAATATCCAGTAGGATCTGCCATCTGTAAGAAGATAGACTGGTTTCAATCGGGTAAATATCATTTTAGTGATTGGGATGCAGTCCCTTTAAAAGAAGTTGCGGACAGACTAAAAAAAGGATTAGAAGTATATCCTGAGATGTACGGAATTAAAGCAAAATGAATACTATTGATGTCATATCAGAATATTATCTCATCTCTCCTGTCATGATACGATCAAAGAACAGGTATCAAAAATACGTTATTGCAAGGCAGATGATATGCGCCTTTTCAAATGATGATAATACAACGGCTGATGAGATAGGGATGAGCCGATCAAACGTTGTTAATTCCAGAAAAGCAATATTACAGACTATGGAGTATGATAAAAAACTCCGCAATGATTACAGTAAACTTTCTAAACTTATACTAATAAACGAAATCACATGAAACCATTAGGAAAGCAATCAGTACGATCAGCGGTTGAGGAGTTATACCCTATTATGCCGATCAGGTTTTCAACCCTTCATCTTCATACACTGGTAAGTCGGAGGATTGGAAGACCGCAAGTATTCCACGAGACGATACTTCGTAAGATGCGAGAATTGAAAGAGGAAGGAAAGATCAACTTTAAGAACATTGACAAAGCTCATTCTATTTACTTAAAAATTGTCTAACTATGGAAAACTTACTTTGGTATGTGATTTTGGGACTGTCAATTCTTTCGATAGTTGTTGCAGTGCTGATTCTGAAAAAAGGTCTAAGGGATGCCAGGGAGATGGACTTTGATGAGATGTCAATGGGAGAATATATATCATATCATAAAAACGAGCCAGAGGAATATTCCCCTGAGTTCTATTTTGATGAATCGGACATAAAGCGTTTACGTGGGAAGATGGATAAGAAATCAAAAAGATAACTTGATTTATAAACGAATCTAAAATGTAATGAGAATGATACTTATAACACTTTTACTCGCAATAACATTCAGGGCGTATTGTCCTGAGTACCGAACACTGTACGTTGACCGAGCGGAGAGAATACAACCCTATGAGGCTATCTGGCGAGCTGTATGCTTGGTCGAGAGTTCAGGTAATAGATTTGCTTATCATCTGGAAAGCAACGGCACAGAATCGCTTGGAATAGCACAAATTCAGGATTGTCGGGTGCAGGAATACAACAGGCTTGCAGGAAAGTCGCTGAAACACACCGATGTTTATTCTCCTGATGTGTCAAAATCTATCTTTATGTTTTATGCAAATAGGTATGGCACTTATCGAACTGATGATTTTATCCGAAGCTGGAACGGTAGTGGTTCAGCTACATACAAGTATCTTAAAAAAGTTAAAACATTAGTAAAACAATAAACTATGAAAAAGGTAAACAACAGATGGATAGATGAAAACAATAACTCATGGAACGCTTACATGGAAACAGAAGAATCAGCACTTGCGAAAAGTAAGACATTAATAAATTGCAGTGGTTGCAGTGGTTGCATTTATTGCAGTTATTGCAGTGGTTGCAGTTATTGCAGTGGTTGCAGGGATTGCAGTGGTTGCAGGGATTGCAGGGATTGCAGTGGTTGCAGTGGTTGCATTTATTGCAGTGGTTGCAGTGATTGCAGGGATTGCAGTTATTGCAGTGGTTGCAGTGGTTGCAGTGGTTGCAGGGATTGCAGGGATTGCAGGTATTGCAATGATTGCAGTGATTGCAGGGATTGCAGGGAAATAAAATCTAACCCACAGCGATACATAACTCCGATAATCGGCTCTCGTAATTCCCAAACATCAATCTATTGGACAAACAAAGACGATGCTCAGATAATTTGCGGATGTTGGAAAGGTAATATTAAGGACTTTGAAAAACGAGTTAAAGAAGTTCATGCAGAAACCGAGCATTTGAAGCCATATCTAAAGCAGATCAAGATTTTTAAAGTGTTAGTAAAACAATAAACTATGAAGACAGCGAAAGAGTTTTATATCGAACAACGTGAAAAGGGATTAACAGATCACATAACCTGTAATCGTGATCCTGATTATACGCTTTCATTTTATCAGGAAATATTTAAGTTGATGGAAGACTATCACCAACAATCCAAAGCAATAGACCTGAGAGATGAATTGATAAAGTTTGCACAACAATTTTATGCTGATGAAGAAACCTGTATTCATAATATTTACCAATATCTAAAAAGTAAATAAGATGAAAAAGAGAGCAATACCGTTTACCGACTGGCATTATTTAATCAACAGGAAAAGGATTAAGGTCGCATGGCATGGACTATGTAAGTGGAAAAGAGGAGGGTGGTTAATTAGTTCGTGGATATTTAGTGTACGCAACAGATCGGGATATTCTAATATCATTAACCGATTTGGTCACTGGTATCAGATATGTATATTAGGATTAAACATTGGAGTCATGTATAAAATTGAAAAGTAAAAGCTATGACAAAACAAGCAGAGGAGATACTAAACAAAAATACACCGAGAATTAAAAATCATCCAAATTATGACTTTATTCTCAAATCCATGCAGGAATACGCTGATCTAACCCATAAAGAAGACTTTGAATTTATTGAATGGTTAAGAGAAAATTGTTTGACACATTGTAAGAATATTAGAGTTGGAATGCAATGGGCAATAGTAAAAGAAATATCAGACTGGGACGGTGAGCCAAATAAATGGTACACATCAGATGAACTATTTGAATACTGGAAGAAATATATAAAATAACATGGGACTCCAAAGAATAAAGTTAGTATTAAAATTATTAGGGCAAAGAACCAAACCCTATCCTATTCATAAGTACATTAGTAAAAGTAAATATAATTATATTTATCGTGAATCAATTAATGATTTACAATATTGGAGAGCGCATTTAGATTTGTCCGGAGTTGCAAAATGGGAACCCGACTTTTATAGCGATAGCGAGGAAGAGTGTGCTTTATGGGTTTATAATAGAATTAAAAAGCATTTAAGAAAAATAATAAGGGAAGATAAAAAACATGATAATAAAACTCGAAGAAGACATATTAATTGGCAAATTTGGCTACTAAAATATCAACATTGGCAATATCCTAAAAAGATATGTGAACTAAAAATGTATAAATGAATAAATCTGTATAACAAGTTAAGAAAAAGATAATGGGACTCCAACGCATAAGATTCATCAATAAAGACGGTCAGCCTTACGACATGGTACTTGACATAATAAAGAAAAGAAGCAAGGTAATCGAGACCATTAACCCCGAAGACGGAAGCAGATTAGACATACCACGAACAGCAGTATTATCAATAACTGAACCGATAAAAGATGAAACAGAAAGATGTATTTAATGCCAATACTTCAAACTTTGAACGGGCAAGGATAACTAAAGTACAACTCCGAAAGGTCAAATCACCCGATACAAGTAAGATGCTATCTATCTCTGTACCAGATATTAGAGCAATATTCTACTTCAATAAAAAAACAAACATGAAAAGAAAGATTAAGCAGTTGGAAACAGCAGGATTAAAATATATTTTTAAATAACAAATAATAATAGTAATTTTACAGTCTGGTTCTATTTGAAAAGAACAAATAATTACAAAGCATGGCTCCAAAAAAAGGACATACAAATAATCCAAATGGCAGACCAGCCGGAGTTCCGAATAAAGCCACATCAGATATCAAAGAAGCATATCAGAAGCTCATTGAAAAGAATCTGGATAATCTAACTGACTGGCTTGAACAGATAGCACTGAAAGACCCAGAGAAAGCAATACGGATATTAAGTGACCTTTCGGAATATGTAATCCCTAAACTCGCAAGGCAGGAATTAACAGGAAAAGACGGTGAAAAAATAAACATTACATTCACTCGGAATGGAACTGACAATAAAGACCTCTGATATATATTTCAAAAATCTTAATGCAAATACTCGTTACGTTCTTAATGAGGGCGGCACCCGCTCAACAAAAACTTACTCACTCAATCAGGTCTGTTACACATTAGCAGGCGAGAGTCCTACACCAATTATCATTTCAATAGTATCGGAGACAATGCCTCATCTCAGAAAAGGTGCTATGCGTGATTTCTTCAGTTTCCTTAAAAAGAATAATCTTTATAACGAAAAGGATCATAATAAATCGGAAAACATATATACCGTAAATCACTCTATAATCGAGTTTTTCAGCGTTGATACTCCGGGAAGGGTACATGGACCTGAAAGGGATTATCTATTCGTAAACGAGCTGCAATACATAGATTACGATACATTCTTTCACCTGGTACAGAGAACCCGAAAGCAAGTTTTTGCAGATTGGAACCCTGTATCCGAGTTCTGGGTGTATGAACAGTATATCAATAACCCGCAATATAAAGATGACATAACAGTAATTCATTCCACATTATTAGATAATCCTTTCTTGTCAGAAGCTATACGGAAAGATATACTATTAAGAGCTGAACGTGACCCTAATTACAAAAGGGTTTATCTTGAAGGTAAGATTGGTAAACTGGAGGGTGTTATATATCCAAACTGGGAGTATGGAGATTTTGATGAGTCCTTACCTTTTGGTTTTGGGCTGGACTTCGGATTTCATCCCGACCCAGATGCTATGGTTAAGGTTGCTATTGATGAAAAGAATCGCAAGATATACGCTAAGGAATGTTTTTATCTTAATGAACTTCAGGTGACGGATCTTAAAACTGCAATTAAAACTTATTCCAGAAGTCATGAGCTGATAATTGCCGATAGTGCCAATCCGAGAATGATAGCAGAGTTACGGAAGGAAAGTAATATCAAAGGCGTTGAGAAGCGATCCGGTAGTGTTGTGGAGGGTATACGTCTGGTACAGGACTATGATATAATCACCGATAAAGAGTCAGTTGACTTGGTGAAGGAACTCAGAAACTATACATGGAATGATAAGAAAGCAGGTATTCCCAACGATAGTTATAATCATCTATTGGACGGTCTGCGTTATTATGTACATGAAACAACTAAAAGAAGGGCAAGCGTACAGCAATGGAGGTAACATTAAAAGATATGATCCTCAGGTTTGATAAGTACTACGGTCTTCCAGATGGACTTATTAAGTTGCCTGTATCTGATTTTTTAAAGATCAAAAGAAAGAAACTACCTATCCCGAAAGACTCAAAGGAGCTGGCTGATAATATCTGTTACGGTCAGAGGTTGTTCTTTTCAAGGAAAGAGGAAAATGATTTTGGGTTAATCATCAGAATGATAGACGGTTATTATTACACGAAATATACTGGTGAAAAATGGGATGAAGACAAGGCGTTATTATTCGGAAAAATAGTTATAACTTGCGATGTCAAAGAATTATATCCTACTGCTATGCACTTAGTCAATTTGGTGGGTGAGTTAGTAGAACGGGAACAAAAACTGTTACATCGGGAGCCTTCCAAGATTGAACTGGCTGCCGGGATTGAGAAACTCAACGTATTTTCTGAATTAACATCATTGGATTTTCTGCGTGACGCAATGAAGTGTACTGTCCCGGAAGTCCTTCTGACGCCTTACAATGAATGTCTAGTACGATTTATGATAGCAAAGGAAACAAACGACTATCAGAGTAGGTATTTCGAGCTGATGAATGAAGAATCTAAATCAAAGTATCATGACTAAGATCGGAGATTGGTATTATTATGAAAATGGGGAACGTACCCATGTTTTCCAGATTGTTGATATAGATGGGGAGCATCTTATGTTTAATAGTCATGCAGGGTACTGCGATGTGTTTTGCCGTCCTGCTACGCCTGAGGAGGTTGTAAGAGCAAGACATTTTGAATGTCAGCCATTAAGTTGCAGGAGATGAAAGAGAGATACTTTGATAAGCATCATGGAAAGCAGCCGGTAATTCCGGCGGTTCATACAAATGCTGGAATAAATAACAACTATACTACAAGGATCACTGCGATTACGACTACTGAGTTAACAACTGATTCAATGATTATTTGCGATTCTTTAACAGCCATTACAGTAAATTTATTACCAGCAACAGGGTCAAACAGGATACGTCAGATAGCAAATATAAATATTGGTATTGTTACAGTTGATGGAGATGGCGGTGATACTATTAATGGCGAACTTAATCAACTACTTTATCAGGGTAGCTGTATGGATATAAAGGATTATGTAACGGGTAAATTTGTAATAATATGAGCTTCTTTCAAAGGATGTTTATTACGGGACGGAATCTGAATAAAACAGTTCAGGTTAGTCCTATGCGAACATTAAGCACACATAAGGTAGTTAGATTATGTGGCACTCCTTTTCATGGTACTGTAAAGAATCCTATATTCTGGTCAGAGACAGGTACAGTGACAAATGGCACGGTAACTATTACCGGAGGACAGGCCGTACTTGCCGTGACAACGGATAGTGGATCAGCAGCCGTTTATACCTCTACAAGGACAGGAAGGTATATATCAGGTGCAGCAAATAAGTGGAGAGCTGTGATTAGGCTTCCTGATCTGGGTAGTGCTGCAAATAACAACGTCAGAAATTGGGGATGTTTTACGGCAACAGATGGATTTATGTTTCAACTTAATGCCGCAACATTTAATCTTGTTATTCGCAAGAGGGCAGTGGCAGATCAAGTTATAGCCAAAGCAGCATGGACAGGAACTTATGCGGCAGCCTTCACATTGGATACAAATGTTCATACTTATGAGATTCAATATACAAATACAAATGTTTACTTCTTTATTGATGATAACATTGTTCATACTATAACAGGGCTGACTTCCCCGAATACTGAAACATTAACCTTTCCGTGTGCTTTACAGAATATAAATACACTTATAGGCCCAGCAGTAAGTCTTAATTGCAGAACATTAGCAATATCAAGACTTGGAGAGCCGGAAAGCCGACCGATATATAAATATTCCAACGCTGCTGTTGCTGCTGCTAATGGATTACTAAAGACAGGGCCGGGGACGCTTCACGCAGTTATAAATGGAAACAATAAAGGAACATTAGCCTTATATGACTGTGCAACTACCGGAGCATTGTCGGGACAGATTATACTTTTTGACCTTGTACAATGCGTAGGAACAATTAAATTTGATCTTGATTTTTATGTAGGGTTAATTATGGTTCAGACAGATGGTGATTCGGAAACTTGTATAATATTTGAATAATGATAACAGCAAAACTTAAACAGATACTTACTGACTCCGGGTGTACTCATGTAATATACGAATCGGATAAACTTGCTAATCTATTCACAGATGAGGCAATGCAGTATGACACAATAGGACTTATCATTCAGCCTAATGACGTTATACTTGAGGTAAAGGCAAATGCTATCCATGAGCATTTTAAGCCTATCACAATTGAGGTGATGCAACAGGTCAGGCTTGAGGATACAGCGGATAACAATGAGGTCAAATTACAGGCTTTGCTTGATGTATGCAAGGAGATTATCGTAAGGCTCATTCATGAGGCTGAGTTTAAGACCCTGACCCCTGTTACTGTCTTAAAGATTCAGGAAACAAAATACGATGCCAATGTAATAGGATGGGCATTGCCTTTGGATTTATATTATTTGAAAAACGAAACACGTGACCCATGCTTATGAACAAATTAAATAAGGATAATATTTATTTCCTTGCAGCGGTGGTGGTATTAAGTATTGGTATAATTTGGTCTTATCTTTACTTCTTATGATTGGAATAGACTTACGACCTGAACTTGAGGAGATGGTGAAACTTATCAGCCAGAAAAATAGTTACTCTGGCAATAAGATTTCCGATTCCATCATGGCTATGTTCACTATTGAGATAACAGAGCTTCATGATGGTATTCTTGTTCCTTACTGGTTGGGTGTATTGGAAAGAGGTAGAGGTCCGTGGCGTGGCAGGAATATTGGCAACCCACTGCTAAGGGTTCGTATATATAACTGGATAATAAAGCATAATTTATTCAGCGATAAAACAGACAGGGAAAGAAAAGGATTAGCATTTGTTATTGCAAGAAAAATAAATAAACTTGGGAATGAGCAATTTCGCAAAGGTGTTTTTGTTGACGTATATAATACAGTCCGTAAAGACACGATTAAGAAGATCGAAGAAAAGTTTTCTAAAGAGATTAGTAAAATTACAATGGATGTATTATGATAACACTGATAAGCACACCGGCATATCCGGAACCGTTAGACCCCACGATTATCAGTAGATGGTTAGCTACTGAGAGTCCTAATAACTTCAGACTACAAAGAAGGGATTATGTTCTTCTTGGCTCGTCTAATGTAGGCGGGTATCTGGCATTCAATCCGAGTCCTGCTTATACGGGTCAGATTGATAACAGCGTTACCGTAGTTGACTCGTTAGGTAACTCTTACGTCGGGACGATAACCGATATCGGAACAGCAACGGCAATTTTAACCGATATACTTTACGCCTCAGTGCTTGGATCAGCGAGTTATGTAAACGACAATACTGAGTTTGCTAATTACTATTTCGAAGGACAGTTAATTGTAAATGGAATTGTTTACCCTCTTACAATAATTGCATCTCCCGACAGTAAAGGATTTGCTGATCTTGATGTATCTGGCATTCTAAGGATAGTAACATCTCTTGGCAAGGTAGGTGACTACACCTCCAGAATCATGAAGGAATATACTAAATCTGGTATGTTTAACTTTGAATATCGGGAGCGGTGGGTTGGATATACAGGATCATGGGAAGGCGATGTTATCACTTCTCCTATTGCCAGTCCTCCTATCATGAACGACTGGTATTACGGTGAATGTGTAAGGAGTGAGGAACAGGGATCGAACCTGCATGATTACGTAGCTACCACTTTGAATGATGCTCCTTTCTTGAACCAGTTCGACACTCCGGTATATTTCTTGGGACTGCCTTTTGATCTTTCGTTCATATTACCTGAACTCGCAAGGGTCAGTCCAACATCGGATATTACAGTAACTATTAATATTTACGATTCTAATAATCTCCTATTAAGTACAGTTGTTGAGTTAGTTGATGCTGATTCACTTGAGGGGTATATTAATTCTTTGAACATTGATACGCTTACAATTCCTTCGGGTGCAGCGTACTTCACAGCAGAAATTTCAGTATAATGGGATGGGGAATAAACATATATGATCTTCTAAGGGTTCCTATCAGGAAAGTCTGTAACGGGTATTACCTTAGATGGTATTACAACGGCTGGCATTACTGGTACTTTCTTCCGGGAACGCTTACGGTAGTTACTGAGGGCGAAAAATACAGAACTTATGGACATAGGAAAGTTCTAATGGGATCGGGTCAGGTAACAAGAGGACAGATGCTTGGTATCAGAACTATCATGATGACAAGAGAAGTATCACTACTTACTTTAGCGGGATGGATGAATATCCGCATTGAGCCGGGAAGCATGAATGTCTATAACAATACGGTAGCGGGTGCAGAGGTTGAGTTCATTGCAATGATAGGTAGCAAGGAAGTATCTTATAATAACGGTTATACGCCTGTTCCTGATATTCCAGTTGTTCCTCCTGCGATTATTTACTGCTCAATTAATATCGGGTCACAGACATGGATGTGTAAGAACTGGGATTCTAACTATCCCGGATCAAAGGTTCTATCAGACAATGAAGGATGGCGAAATGATCTTGGAGGGTTATACACTTATAACCAGATAATGAGTCCGGGCTTTGTACCTACGGGATGGCACGTTCCTTTCTTGTCAGAGGTGGATACGTTGATTGCCTATCTTGGAACTACCCTCACAGCGGGAGGAAGACTAAAGGGTACAACGCATTGGTATCCACCAAATACGGGATTGCTTGACTCAGGATTTCTTGCTAAAGGTGGCGGGTATTGGGATGCGACTTACGGGTATATGAGTGCGTTCTATATTGGTGCATTTTGGATGGCAGACTGTACTACGAATGACGCAAGGATATTTATGTTAAGTAATGCCAGCGCAACGATTGACAGGTCAATATATTTTCCTAAGAACTGGGCTGCATCACTGAGGCTGATAAAAGATAGTTATGTTCCTGCTATATATAACGACTGGTTCCTTCCTTCAAGGGACGAGTTAATAGCAATGTATGATGAGCTTTATGTATTTGGGGTTGGTGGCTTTGATCCTAACTACTATTGGAGTTCAACAGAGTATGATGCTAATAATGCTTACGGTAGTGTATTTACAATAGGGGTGCATAATGCAGCGGGAAAATCAAATAGTCCAAGTGTTAGGGCGTGTAGGTTTTTTACATCACTTACTGTGTATGCTTTACGAGGTGTAGGTCCGGCCGGTGGATTGATATTCTGGAAATCGGGTAATGATTATCTTGAGGCTGCGCCAACAGATCAAGCCGATACACAGATATGGAGTAATATAGATACTGTAGAAATTGGTGTTACGGCTCAAGGGCAGGCAATAGGAACAGGACAGGCTAATACTACTGCAATCATAGGACAGGCATTACATACCAATAGTGCTGCTAAACTTTGTGATGATCTCGTAACATGATAGACATATTAAAGATATCGCTTATTAGTTTTATGTTCTGCGCTCTGGGATCGGAGGGAATGATCTTTGAATGGTATCAGAAATTAATAAATAAGCTTCCCGACTGGATATGCCGTCCAATGGGTGGGTGCTATAAATGCTTTACAGGACAGGTCTGTTTATGGTACTTCGTCTTCTTTAAACACTTTAATATCATTGAGTTACTGTTTTTTGTTTCTTTGGGGATACTTTGTTCAATGATCTGGAATAAACTTTATTGCTATTTGAAATGAGGATAGGTGCTATAAAAGTCTTAGTGTCAAACTGTACCGAGGGATTATATCTACGTTGGTGGTTCAATGGCTGGCATTATTACAACTTTACTAACGGCTATGAGATCGAACAGAAGTCCGAGAGCATGGATACTCAGGTCAGCAGGGTATTCTCTGTTATCTCAAAGATCGAGAGACCAACAAAGCTAAAGATCGAATACTCCTACAAGATCAGGATGGAAGGAATATCAGCTTTAAACATTGGCGGGTTTACAGGACTTCTGATGGCAGAGAAAGTAATGATGTATGAGCCTGTAGGAGCTACGGCATATAACTGGCGTGAGGTTGATCTTACAAGAGGCGATCATGTAATACGGGATACTGGCGCACCGGGATTTGTCTTTGAGTTTGAGATAACACGAAAGGAACTTGCAGTTTATTCCTCAGTATTACAGAAATCTCAAAAGCTATACATAGGAGATGTCCTTTGCGATCTGGATGATGATGAGATGATACCGCAGAACAAACAAGTCAATGACGTATCGGAGCTACAGGATCGTCAGTCTGATTTTACAGCTACTTTCAAGATCAGGAAGACCAGAGAGATGAGAGACTTGTTTGAGCTATCGGGAGAGGTAGGAATCAATACTACATACCCTTATCGTAAGAAAACCTGTAAGCTGGTTCAGGACGGGATTGAGATAATAACAGGAGGGAAAATAATACTTGATAAAGTAAATGACCAATATTATTATGTGGTTATTTATAGTGGTAATTCAGATTTTTTTAGTTTGATAGATGGATTAAAAATA